AGTTTCATATACTCCTCATGTCTAGTCATGCTGAACCTCCTGTCTTAGTGTTAAAGTTTAGATGAACTATATTACCGTCATATGTTTTTTCTACCTGTAATTCTTCTTCTAGTTCTACATCAATTTCAAGTTCATTGTCAAGAACTTTTAAAACATATTCATTGACTATAGTTCTGACTTCTTCAACTTCTTCCATGACAGGCACAGCAGCACATATCATCTTAGTGAAGTGCATTAGTTGATTATAGTCGCTATCATCTAATGGGTTGTCTGGCATAGCCATTATAGAAATATCCACTTCACCTGACCAAGACCCATCATCATTAGCAAATGGTCTTACTCGTATTAGGAAATCTTCTTCATTTATTTCTTTACCAATTTTATGTAGTATTTTATCATTCATAACTATCTCCTTTTTACTTTCGCACCCGTAAACTTTATAAACTTTGGGTATTTGTTTTTACCTTTTTCTTTTAACCAATCTTCAGGAATAATCCTATCATAATATCTGAAACCATATTTTATACACCACTCACCATATGTAGACTTAGCACCCTTACGTAGCTTACGTCTACTGTTCTCAAACACAAAGCGTATATCTAACTTAGGATGTTGTCGTTTTACAGCAATATGCTTACGCCTATCTGCTGCAGTAAACATACCCTTTGTTTCGATTATAATGCCGTTGGACAGCACGAAGTCTGGTGTGTACGTTCTGTATGCTAGGTCTTCCCACTCAATCTTAACACCCTCGTATAAAAACTTTATCTTTAGTTCTTTAAGATACTCAGATACTTTGAGTTCAAGACCGCTACGATACCCATACTTTCGTGCTGCCCTAAATTGTTTTGCGTTAGGCACTACGCTAGATCACGCCATAGTAAGCTAGGACTATTAATGCGATAGCGATAGCTGCTACCACCCAATGCCTTGAGTTCTTCCTGTATGACTTTATCTGCTTCATTACGGGCTGCAATAGCATCACGAAGCCCAGCAGTTTTTCGCTCACGATATTCCTTACGCAAGTCGCTGAGTTTTTGCTCAGTAGTTTTAATCTCTTCTGCAAGAGCATCAAGTTCCAGTCTTTCATCATCCATTCATGTACTCCTCTTTCAGTTCGACATATGCCACAGTGGGCGGGAATTTAGCCTGTGATTTTACAGCAGACCGTTCTTGTAGAGTAGGCCAACAGTCAAGACGATAAGAGCAAAACTTGCACCCATCACTAAGTATTTTATTACCTGTCTCCTTACCTCTAAACTTCTCTGGTACTGGTTGAAAGCATCTTTCAAATTTATTCTCCTTTACTTTATTTATGGTTGTTTTTATCTTATCAATCTCTTGTTCTGTGTCAATACCTGTTGCTGGTACATATTTAAATTTACCATTTGTTTTGTTGACAACCCACCAACCACCAGCTTTCTTACCTGATGCTTTAGCGTAACCAGCTAGTTGGGCTACGTACCCAAAACCATCACTGCTGGCAAGAGTGTCAAAGGACTCAAATTTGTTTCTATATGACCAGTCTGAAGCTGATTTAATATCATCAACTGCACCATCAAGGATAAGGTCATAAGAACCAGAAACATTAGTATCACCACAGTCAAGAGTAACTTTGTTCGTGTCTTCATACTTTACTCCTGCTTCTGTAAGTAACCCCTTGAAGACAGCTTCAACAATATCTCCAAGCATCATATTCATTACAAATGTTGTGGGCAAGGGCATAGCTGCCTCTGGTTTGTTTTTATCATACCAAAGTTGGCAGGTAGGTCTTCCCACATTTGACATTCGTAATGTAAAGTCTTTTCTAGTTTTACCCTCACCGAACTGGCGTTTAAGTGCATCCGATATATCAGAAACTATTTTGTTAATGGTTGTGTCGGACATAGATGATTTACCATTTACGGCATCGTCCATGTATCTATGCAACGCCAGTTCAGCAGGATGTTTCATTATGCTACTTCCTCTTCTATTTCAATGTCTACTAGATCGTCAATCACTTCTGAATCGCCATCTTCCATTGAAGAGTTTGCTTTCTCTGCCCATGCATTAACGATATAGTTATTGTAATTATCAATCCATGTCATAAAATCTGCAAACATGGTTTGATCTTTTTCAGTAAGACTAATCGTGTCAGTCACATTTAATGACACTACAGGCACAAAGAAGCTGTTACCATTTGGTAACTTACGTTCATCTGTATTAGCAGTAATCATGTGCTGCACAGGAAGACGTTGCATCTTTGCAAGTTTCGTAAATGCATCACCAACAAACTTAAACGCATCACGATTATCAATCTCCCAAATGAATGGAGTAGTATCGACTTCAACTGAATTACCCTTTTCATCTGTAGCACTTACTAACTCAACAGTTCCTAATACAACACGTACACGTTTTATTTGCTTTATCAGTTCCTGTGTCTTTTCAGGAAGTGCTTTAAAATCCTGAATATATCCAGCAGGTTTACCGCAATTAAAACCACCATCATTATCTTTCAGATCAACATTCAGATCATCATGCATGATGGTTTTGACGTAACGATTAGGCGAATTAGCGTTACCCATTATAAACCTCTTATACATAAATCGCTGCATAAAAGGACGCATCTTAATAGATGATGCATAGTATGTAGGACCATCTGGAATCTCCAACTTGTAAGTACCACCAGATACAACTTCTACATTTACATTCTTACCATTTACTTCTGCCGTACCCATGACAGGTGAATGGTTTATTCTCAAACGGGCTAAAGAACTGCTCTTTGCCTTTCCTGTTCCTTCATGGGCAATCCCCATTGCCTTTGCCATAGCAGCATAGTTATTAGGGTCTATTGTAGTTAGTTCTGTCATATAAACACTCCTTTCATTAATAGTGAATGAGGCATAGTTATATCATGCAACATCACTTGTGTCAAGCCAATTCGGACCAATTTTTGCCTCTAAAAGTAACGGGACATTAAATTGTATACCCCATTGCGCATTTAGTAATTCAGGTAATGCTTCATTTGTATGGTCTATAAGACTGATTACCCTTGTTTCTTCATCAGGATGCACGTCAATGACTATGCTATCGTGAACTGTGTTCACTATACACGATTTCATATTCTTTAACAACCCCTCAATGTATATTAATGTAATTGGAACAATGTCTGCTGTTGCAAACGATTGCACTGGATAGTTCTTTATTTGTGTAAAATGAGACACACGACCTGTAGCTTTTCTAACCACGTTGGGGAATGCAAACTCACGACCACTTGGTGTAGTAATCTTTTGAGTTGTCAAAGCCTCTTCAGCCAGTCTGGTGTGCCATTCTCTGACTCCTCTGTATTTTTTTGTAAAGTGTTCATAGTATGCTGCTTCCGCTGACGTTCTCCCAAAGCCCGTTGCGCCATAAAGCGGTGCGAACGTGTGAGCCTTTGCAGTCTGGCGATCCGTAGGTTGACCAGCATCACTAATAACTTTAGCGGTATATGCGTGTACATCAAATCCAGTAGATACTTCTTCAATAGCAACTCCATCTTGTGATAAGTAGGCAGCAGTGCGAAACTCAAGTTGTGCAAAGTCAGCTTCCATAATCTTGCCGCCATCAAATCGTGACACAAATACTTTCTTGACCGGGAAAGTGCCGCCACGTGGCATGTTCTGCATGTTAGGGTCTGCTCCACTAAATCTGCCTGTCGCTGTACGATGCTGCAGCAAACGAACATGAAGTAAACCATCTTGTTTCGTATGTGTCTTTATACCCTCAACAAATGAAGATAGGTATGTGTCTATAGCACTACGCCTACGGACTTTGTTTAAAAAGTCTGCTGCATCTAAAAAGCCTTTTGTCTTTGCAATGTTCTCAAGTATTTCTAAGTTAGCTTTACTTGTTGTAAATCCATTAGCACTAGCCCATTTTGGGGACGGTGGTTTGAATCTAAACCCTGCACGATTATTAGTGGGTATAAATAGAAACCCTGCTGTATCACAGTTCTTACATCTACTTGGCTTTGCAAAAGGCTCACCATTCTTTTTAGTCTTTCTTATATAACCAGAACCAGAACAGTCAGGGCATTGCGTTGCATTTGTCCTATACATAATCTCAGTGCCTACTGACAACATCCTATTAAAATCTTCTTTGTCCATGTAAGGGTCAATCTTTGCAGACCAATCTATTTTGTCTATAACCTTTCTACCATATATAACCCAAGATAACTGTTCAGGACTACTAAGATTTATTGGTGTATCTCCCATTACTTTTCTTACATGAGATTGTAATGATTCTTCTAACTCAAGTTTTTCTTGCTCAAATTCTTTTTGCACATCAGCAAGAACCGACAGATCAACTTTAAATCCACGCTGATATATTCTAGCTAATGTTACGCAAACTTTATTTGTTAGAGTAACCGTATCCATTAACCTAGAACTTTCCTCTGTATTTAGTCTGTACATTAATTTATCAGATAACTGCTGCGTAGCGTGTAGGTCAGCAGATAAGTATTCTGCTAATTCATCAATAGGAATATCTCGTGTGCTATAACCTTTTGCAAAGTATTCTTTTAATGTGTCTTGTTTCTTTGTGTCTAACTCATAACGCTCTGCGCAAGCCTGAAGAGATAGCGGTTCTTTGAGACCACGCTGCAATACATACTCAGCAAGCATAGTGTCAAACACAGGCCCATCATACTTAAAGCCAGACTCCCAAAGCCATAGCAAATCATAGGCAGCGTTGTGGCAGATGATGATAGTAGCTTGGTCAAGATACCACTGCACACGGTCACTATAATCACGCTTACTTAGATGCTCGTCATGGTCAAACGGGAAGTGCTGCTCAACACCTTGGTCAGTCAGTACGCCCACCATAGTCAATGAGTTTTCTGGCTCAAAGGGGTCAAGGTGCATCTTACCGTCACGCTTTGTGACTGTGTTTTCTACATCAAGCGTTAGCTTCATTCTTATCTCCTAAGATATAGTTATCAATAAAATGATTTAAGTCTTCTTTGTGCTTATACCATTTATTTTTACGAACTGTTCTCCATTCATTGTTAAGTAAACAAACTACAAATTTATTGTTTACTTCAACCAAACCAAAATTCTTTTGTCCAAAGAACTCTACCTTCAAATCACGATCTAGTAACTTCCGTAATTTTTTTAGTCTTTTTATTTGTCTAGCATACCTATTGCTATACACATCTTTATCCCAACATTTATCACATAGGTTTTTAGATTGTTCTTTGTAATATTTAATATCATCGTCTAATTCATTTAGAGTTTCTTTTGTATACATTCTAATCATACCACATACCTCGCTGTTTCATGTTCCAAGTTACAATGCACTTTTCCATGCCACCCTGTCAACTTATTTTTTACCACATTCAAATGTCGTAGTGGGCTTTCTTCTGCTTCACTACCATCTTGGCTCATAACAACAGGGTCTTTGGCTATTTAGCAATCATCCTTGCATGTATCGCATTAGCTTTGAGTGCTTCATCAGTACGAGCAAACCCTTCTGTCTTTGCAAACTTATCACCCATATCTAACAATACTATGTCTGGTTTATATGTCTTACATATACTTTCTACCCACGCCATATCACGCCCTGTAGCGTCCTTAATCTTAATACGTTCTTTTACAGGTGCGAACAAGTCACGAGCCTTTGCAGGGTTTTCTTTTACTTCTCGCATTGTCATGCCTGTAGCTGCCGTGAGATACCTAGCACCAACTCTATGGTATCCTTCTTCATTACATAAGATAATACAGTTAGCACCTTGATGTGCAAAGCCGCCCGGTGAAGCAATGATACTTGCATGAAAGGATGTCTTACCCGTGTTAGGTCTAGCACCTACCTCAATCAAGTGTCCATCATTTACACCCTCTACCTTACGTCCAAGCACTGGAATGTTAAATGTCCAACGTGCTTCCAAATCAGCCTTTGATATGAGTGTATCAATCTCTATGTCATCCCACTCCACATTTAGATTAGGCGTAAAGTCATCTGCATATTGCTCTAGTATCATACGTAACGGCTCAAGACTTGTCTTGTCACCTGTCACATAATCAACACCTAAGTTTGCAATGTCTTCTCCAACCGCCTGTGAGAACAGCTTGGATAACACCTCTTGTGCTATATCAGAACCCATAGGTTTTTCTACCTTGATCTTGTTAAAGATAGCTGTAAAGACCTGCTTCTGTGCTGTAGTCATTGTTGGGTTGTTAGACATAAACAATGCTTCTATTTCATCTGGTGATACAGTGCGTTCATAACGATCCATAGCTGTATCAATAGTCTTCTTTATCTTACGAACATCCGCACTAAATAATCTATCAGGACATCTAGCCCCACGATTATCGTCATAAAACGATTTGTTCATCAGTGTTCTAATTAGTGATAATTCCATTTAACTTCTCCATATCTTCAGGGTTACGATACTTCAAATCATCTTTTAATTTTAGTATCTTTACATCATCAACGTGACCTCTTAATTCTTTTGCCATAGCAAAACTCTTTTTTAGTGCATCGGGGTCTAGTGCTATGACTGCTGTTGAGAACTGTGCAAGATACCCTTTATGCGAATCTTGTAGAGATGTACCAAGAAGCGCAACCCCGACAAAGGAACCGTAACCAACAACGGCTGCACTCACACAGTCCTCAACAACTACTGCGACATTACCACAACCATGACTAAATGGCAAGCCGCTTTTTCCATATCTTTTCCATTTTGGTAAACGCTTGCTCAATGCCCGACCAGTAGCATCTACAAGTTTACCGTTGTGTGATATGGGGAACACAACCCTATCCTCTTTGACATCATAGGATACACCTATGTCATCTGGTTCTAAACCATACTCATAACAAAACTTTAATACCGTTCTTTTATTACGATGCGGAATTACATAACTAGGCATTTCAAAACTTTCTTCTGCAAAACTTTCATAGCCACCAAACCCCGCACGTATATCGTCTACGGATAACTGGACACGACTAGCACCTGATACTGTACAAGATGCTTTGTAACAGTTCCACAAAAGTGAACCCATGTTATTGGTCACTGTAAATGTCTTGTACCCACCACAGTTAGGACAATTCATTCTCTTTGTAGTTCCATTAGGTATATCCATATCACTTATAGTGTTATATATATTATTCATGTTATATCACTTTCCTTTGCGGCACTTGCTATGCTTATACCATGAGATTTTCGTGCTGTCAATGCACTATTTGCACTTGACAACGTATTTTTTAAGTAAGGTTTAACAGAACTTGGATTAGCATGTCCTGTAACCGACATAATTTGTGCCATACCGACACCTGCTTCTACCATTTCAGTTGTGCCTGTCCTTCGTAAATCAGACAGACGCAATTCAGATGACAAACCTGCTTCATACATTAACTTTCTACCATGTAACGGTAGCTTTTGTAAGCTATACGGTATGAAAGCACCTCTAATTGGCTTGGGTCTAGGTGCTACGTATTCCTGAAACCCAAAGTCTTCATTTTGTTGCTTCAACATATCAAACAGATCATCTTCTATTGGTAGATGCACTTCTGCTTTACGCTTAGATTGTTTTATATAAACAGTTTGTGCATCAAAATCTATTGCATCCCATGTGAGCAATCTCATGTCACCTAAACGCTGACACCATTCGTATGCCATGTGTGCAATAAGACCTATGTTACGGGTGCTAAAATCGCTGTAGGCGGCTGTTAAAAACTTTTGTACTTCATCCCTACTCCAAACTGTCTTACGCCTGTCTACGGGGCGTTTACGGACGTTTGCAAAGGGGTTTACCATACATATCTCCATACGTAGTCCATGATTGAATACTATGCGTGTGGCAGACAACAAATGATTAGCCATTGACAATCCCTTTTCACACCATTCATTGTATGCCACCTTCGCTGTTCTTGTTTGTAAATTTTTACAATTCTGTTGGCAGAGGGATTTACCCTCTACCTTTGTGTTTAACATGACATCCAACAGATATTTATAATGTGCTTTAGTTTCGTCACGTAAGTTCCTGTAATCATAGGAAGAATAATAATCATCTACTAGCTTAGTTAGTTTCATCTGTAGCTTCCAACTTCAGTTGTATACTTAATAATGTCATAGGCTGGGTCATCATCCTCCCAAACATCACATATTGTAACCTCTAACATTTCGGGAGTTGCATATTTTTTCATCAACTTAGCAATTTGATTAACCGCATCGGCCTCATCAACAGCATCTGTATCATAACGCAACCATCCGTCACACCACTGTGGTTCTACAGTAACTACGTGTCTTTTTTTCTTAGCCATTTTTCTTTCTCCTTTTTGTAACGGCGTTACATTTTGTTTTCTTTTTACTGGGTTGCCATAATGTTGCCACACGTGCTGGTATATGCACTGCTGTGGGATAAGATGAGGTAGAAAACCTCACCTTTCTTGTGTTTGATGTATTTACATTTTTCATGCTGCTACTGCTTTGAACTCTGGCATATCAACCCACTTAGCTACGTCCAGTTCACGTTGGAACATTGAGACTGCTTGAGTATCTTTGCCTGTTCTGCGTAGGTTGAAACCATTACGTTCATCCGCATAGCTTGCATAGTTAGTAAAGGCACTATACAGAGCAAAGAGATTACGCCCACGAACCTGTGTCTCTTGGTTATACAAAGAGAACATCTTGTCTGCTTTGACCTCTGATTTCATCAGCTTGTCTAACAAAGCTTTGACATCCACGTGGATAAGGCTTGTGTTTGCCCAACGCTGTAGCTGCTCTGCCTGTG